GATTCGCAACTATGACGTCCCTGAGACGTTTTATCCGATGGGCGAGTTGGAGGCGATTGAGCCTCTGCAACACGAACTGAACCAGACTCGTACACAGATGATGAACCACCGCAAACGGTTCTCCCGCAAGTGGTTGTACAAGGAGACTGCGTTTGATACCGATGGGCGTCAGGCGTTGGAGTCCGATGAGGACAATGTGATGGTGCCTGTTATTACGGATGACAACCTTGGGAATGTGATTAGTCCGATGCCTGCGGTTATCAACCCTCCAGAGTTTTACAATCAGTCGGATTTGATTTCGTCCGACATGAACCGTGTGTCTGGTGTGTCTGAGTATCAGCAGGGTGCGATGCCTGAGATTCGTCGTACGGCTACTGAGGCTGCGATTGTGCAGGATGCGTCTAATGCTCGTGCGAGCGACAAACTGGCGATTATTGAGCGTTCTATCGGTGAGTGTGCTCGCCGTTTGGTGATGCTGGCACAGCAGTTTATGACGGGTGAGCAGGCGGTCCGTATTGTGGGGTCTGAGGCTCAACCGTTGTGGTTGACGTTTGACCGTGACTACATTCAGGGCGAGTTTGACTATGAGGTGGAGGGTGGGTCTACGGCTCCGATGAATGAGTCGTTCCGCCGTCAACGTGCCTTGCAGATTGTGGACGCTATGGCCCCGTTTGCGGGGACTGGCATCATTGACATGGGCAAACTGGCTACCTACGTGTTGCAGTACGGGTTTGGTATCAAGCAGGCTCAGGGGTTCATTATGCAACAGCCTCCGATGATGGGGGGGATGCCACCTGAAAGTGGTATGCCCCCTGAAATGGCTGCTCAGGGGCTTCCGCCGGGTATGGGGGCTGCTGAGGCACCTCCGACGGGTGGGATGGCGATGCCATCCAACATTCCGCCTGAGATTTTGGCTCAATTGCTGTCGCAGGGTGCTCCTCTGCCGAATACGCAGTTGCCAAATGAAACAATTATGTAGCGTTTGGTACTAGGGGTAGAGCAACCGCAGAAGGAGGACTCTATGAGTAATACTGACAACACCGTTGAAAGCGTAACTGACACACCCGTTGATGGGCAAGTTGATGCTAACGCTGAGATTGGTGAAGCCTTAGAGGCTGAACCTAGAGAGTATTTCGCTTGGGACGAATACGCTGACAAGCCCGTCAAGTTAACTGTTGATGGCGAAGAAATCGAGGTTCCGTTATCTGAGGCGCTTAGTGGTTACCAACGTCAAGCGGACTATACCCGTAAGACGCAGGAACTTGCTGAGCAACGAAGACAGGTGCAGTTTGCGGCCGCTTTGCAAGAGGCTTTGCAGAACGACCCAGCGAGCACTGTGGAACTGCTGTCGCAACATTATGGGGTTAACCAGCAACCAACTTCCGAAGAGGAAGAGTTTTTGGACCCAGTGGAAAAGCAGTACCGCCAACTTGAGTCTCGTATTCAGGCATTTGAGCAAGAAAAAGCGATGCGTGAATTGGAGAATCAGATTGAGTCTTTGTCACGGAGATACGGAGAACTCTTTGACGCCAACGAAGTCGTAGCGAAAGCGTTGGCAACGGGGAGCACGAATCTTGAAGCAACCTATAAGCAGATTGCGTTTGACCGTTTGTTTGAACAGTCTAAACCTAAAGGAGAAACGAAAGTGAAACCTACTGAGGAAAAGATTGTTGAAGCGAAGCGGGAAGCCGCAGTTGTTTCTAAGGGTGCTTCAGCGAAAAGTGCCGACGTGTCTTCTAAACCTATTCGAAGCGTTCGTGATGCCTTTGAATCTGCCAAACGGCAGTTAGAGGGCTAACACAATTTCAACAAAGGAGTAATTCAAAATGGCAGGTAACGTCAACTTTGATGCGCTGCTTTCAACAACGCTTGCGAACTATCGTCCACAACTAACGGATAACGTGTTCACCGCACGTCCGCTGACCTATTTCCTCATGGATAAGGGTCGCATCCGCATGTTGAACGGTGGTACCAAGATTGTTGAGCCGCTCATCTACGGACAGAACAGCACGGTTGCGTCGTACAGTGGTTACGACACGATTTCGCTGACGGCCCAAGAGGGCATCTCGGCTGCTGAGTACGAGTGGAAGCAGTACGCTGCGTCCATCGCAATCAGCGGTATTGAGGAAGGCAAGAACAACGGCGAGCAGGAAATCATCAACCTGCTGGAAGCCAAAATCATGCAGGCTGAAGAGTCAATGCGTGAAGGCTTCAACCAGATGTTCTTCGCTGACGGAACCGGTAACTCGGGCAAGGACTGGAACGGACTCGGCAACATCGTCGAGGCTTCGGGAACGGTCGGCGGTATCAACCGTGCAACGGCTGGTAACGAGTTCTGGCGTTCGTACGAGGAGAACACCGCTGAGGCTCTCAGCCTTGCGAAGATGGCTACGGCGTACAACAGCGTGTCGGTTGGTAATGACCACCCAGACATGGTGCTGACAACCCAAACCCTCTTTGAAAAGTATGAGGCTCTGTTGCAGCCGCAACTTCGTTACACCGACACCAAGACTGCAGATGCTGGTTTCCAGAACCTGCTGTTCAAGGCTGCCCCGGTTGTGTACGATGTTCACTGCACCGCTGGTGTCGTGTACTTCCTCAACAGCAAGTATCTGAGCCTTGTCGGTCACTCCGGCAAGTGGTTCGCTCAGACGGAATTTGTCCGTCCAGAGAACCTTGATGCTCGTTATGCGCTCATCATGTGCTACGGCAACCTTACTTGCCGTAATGCTGCTAAGCAGGGGAAACTCACGGCGAAGACCGCCTGAGTCAGGTAAGTTTTGGGTGGCGGGGCGAACCCCCGTCACCCAAGACAACAACAAGGAGAAAATAATGCCTAAGGTAGGTAAGAAGGAATTTCCATACACGAAAAAGGGTATGGCAATGGCTAAGGCAGAGGCGAAGAGGGTTGGAGCCAAAGTAAAAAAGGTTAAGAAGCGTTAATTGTTGGGTTCCCCACCTCATGCCACCTCCCTTCACGTGGGGTGGGGGCCTACGTTTAAAGGAGAGTATTTATGGCAAGCAAATACCCACCACGAAAAAAGTCAAAAGACCTTGATTCTGTTGACATGTACAAAAAGGGAAAAGTTATTGGGCGGCTACGTGGTGGCGAGGTAAGGGCAAACAATTCTGCAGCCAAATCCCGCAAAGCCAAAAGTAGGTATGCGAGAAAGGTTGAACAAGAAGCAAGTTTTTCCCGAGGTTCGGCTCAAAGGTCAAAAACAATTTCTGAAGCAAAACCAAGAGGAGTAAAAAATCCTCGTGGTGCTGCTGGCAACAGATTAAGAAATCCTGAAACTTTGCGGCGTTCTGGGGAACTCGCTGGCGAACTATTTGATTCTGGTTGGAAAAAGTACCCACGAACGGTGAACCTTTATGCGCATCACGGAAATGACCAGTACATTAGTCGGAGAATCCGCAGTGCCAACAAAAATAATCGCAAAGGGCAAAATCCACTTCGCAAAAGATAGCCGAGTGGGTAGCAAGCGGGCCTAAGGGTGATGAAAGGTTCTAAACCGGCATACGCCCTCTATGGCGAACCCGTATCGGGTCAACGCCCAGCCCACCAAGGTGTCAACGACGCCCGTCTACAGGCGGGTGGCGGCGAGTACACGGGGCGCAACCGTTGTATTGCCGATAATGACACGTGTGCTGGTCCGAAAGCCAAGGGGACGCAGTATTGCATCGGTCATCTGCGAAAGGCTGCTAAAGGCGGTGATGTTGAATGAATCTTGCTGATGTTCGCACGATGGTTCGTGACATTTCCGACCTTGACACCGTAGACCTGCCCAACAGTTTGTTGGACACGTTTGTTAAGGAAGCGTTTCAACGCATCGTCGCTTTGGAGCGACGTTGGCCGTTTTATCAGGAGACGTACACAGTGAATACTGTTGTTGGTCAGCGTCCGTACACGATTTCTTCTATTGGGGATATTCGGGAGATTATTTCCATTGTGGATACGACGGCGTCTGGTAACAGGTTTACTGAGATTGCTTACGATGATGCTGAGGATATTTGGTTGGGGAATACGGATGTGGCGAGCCGCCCGTACTTTTGGGCGGTTTGGGATGGTCAGATTCATCTGTATCCGAAACCTGATGTTGTGTATCCGTTGACGATTCGTGCGTATCGGAATCCGACGTACACGTGGTTGTCTAATACTGCGACTGAGATTGATTTGGATAATTGGTTCCATGTGTTGTTGGCGTATTATGCGTTGGCTCGTGTGTATCAGCGGCAGGAGGATGGGGAGATGGCTGCGATGTATCAGCGGTCGTTTGAGGAGGGTGTTGCTATGGCTCGTCGTGATTTGATGAAGGCTCGTTCGCATCGTCCGTTGTTGTTGTCTGGTGGTCGTAAGTATCCGACTATGCGTCGCTGGTTGCAGACGTTGGGAGCGAATCTTGGGTCATGAGCAAGTTGTTGACGCAGCGTTACGACGATTTTACTGGCGGTTTGAATCTTCGTGCTGACCAGTTTCAGTTGGCTCGTAACGAGTCTCCTGACATGTTGAATGTTGAGGTTGACCCTCGTGGTGGTGTGTTTAGCCGTGGTGGTATGCACAGGTTGAATACGACTGCTGTGTCGGGTACGTGGAGTCCGCAATCGTTGTATCCGTTTTATGGTG